CAATTTTGCACTTATTTGGAAGTCAAAATAGAGGAATATGTAACACCAAGATTAATAGAAGTGTCAATTTTAGTTTACAGCAAAACTAAATCTGTTCTACTAGCCATGATTACTAAAATTCAATCTATCGGAGCACTGATATTCGATAGTCTTGTAATCCTAGCCACTCTTCCAGTTATAATATTCGCCTCTCTATTAGGGTTATTTAGAGGACTTCGAGACTTAGTGAATTATCTACTCAACTTAATCTTAATCATAGCTGATCCAATAGTAGATGCCTTAGTTAGACCAATTTTAATGATAGCCAGAGATTTCCACGGTGGTCAAAATGATTGGTTTTACGTTGGTCCTGCTGTGAATGAGTTATTACCAATGAGCACCCCACTGTTATTAACGTTTGTGTGGTTGATGACCATTTATCTGGATGTCAACAATTTCTTCTACGTATTCGCCTGGTTGTTTACTTCTTTTTCAATACTGTTCCCTTCATTTAGGAGGACTAATGGCTGGTTGCCTTTTGAAACTATAGTGATAGCACCAATAATTGAAGAACACATCAAAACTAAGTGCTGGTGGGCTCCTTTATTGCTCGGTGCAATGGAGACAAGAGAGTTTTCTTTAGTATTCTTCCTTTACAGATCGCTGAATCATTACGCTATTTCTAGTGTTGGTGGCTCGTATGCAGTCTCGTTGTCCATTCACATGACACTAAATTTCCTCATATCATATTCGGCCTCTAAAAGGAATCGACACGACATGGCTTGCCACATTGTGATTCTTTTTACGACCTTGGTAGGTGTTTTCAGTCCAATGATGCCACTTTACCAGTTCTGGTTAATATTTTCTTCTCTATTTATTCTCTCATCAGGGCTAACTATCCAAAGGAATGTTTTACCCATGAGAGCCACCGAGTACCTTTATGGCTACGGACTGTTAGAAGATAATACGATGTTGAAGAAAAGAGCCGTTGGTAATCCTGTCGCTGTTTCAATGATTAAGAAAGGAGCCACTTCTGTTTCAGCTGCTTACAAGAGTCGAGCGGAAGGTGTGCTTGATCCACGTGGAATTGGTATAGTTCCACCGCACCCAACTACGAATAGTCCCAAGGTAATATTGGAAGGCTACGTTGGTAGGCTGTGCAGTGAATCAGTTGAGCCGGATCCAAAAGTTTTTGCTGAATTGGAAACTTGGGTGAAAGAAACATTTCTCGCAAGAATACCTTCAATAAAGGAATCTGAGTTAACCACAATGAAAGATTATCTGGAGGGAGTAAGCAAAAGCAAACAAAAACAGTACACGAAAGCATATGAAGACTTTTGCAAAGCCGACCCACAGCAGCAAAAGAAAATGATTTCAGAATTAGGTGTACATGGAGCCTTCACAAAGTCGGAGTTTTATGAAAAAGCCACAGACTCCCGAGCTATATACACTCCTGACGATTTAGCTAAGTGCCTCTACGGATGGATGTTTAGTCAAATTGAAAGGGAGTTGTACAAAATGCCGGAGATCGTAAAACATATCCCTGTGAACAAGAGAGCCCAATATATTAAGAACAGATTAAGACGATTTCGGAAGTTTCTTGAGACTGACTTTACCTCTTTGGAGGGGTCAATTTCTAGACAATGGATGGAAAAAATAGAATTCTTAGTGTATAAACATTTCTTCAAAGATTGCTCAACAGAAACCAAGGAGCTCGTAGACCAACTGTTAAGTTTACTTTCCAGCACTGTAGTGACAAAAACCAAATGGTTTAAGACGTCCAGAATTGCAGGAAGACACAGTGGAGCTATGAATACAGCACTTGGCAATGTTCTTACAAATATTATATTGATAACATTTCTATTTGAAACTCAAGGTATCGACTTCATAGCGGTATTTGAAGGAGACGATGGATTAATCAACTGCGACACCATCCCAGACTTGACTGTTCTTAGAAAGTTAGGGTTTAAAGTCACATTTGATGTTGCAGATAATATTGGAGAGCTCAGCTTCTGCGGCATGAGATTTTCAACTAGTGGGCAAACAATGACAAATCCATTTATGGTGATTTCAAAGTTAACATTTATACCGAAGCAATATATGTTAGCCAAACAAAAATTGAAAGACCAGCTGATAGCACTTAAATGCATTAGTCACTTGTTTGAACACCCAAATTGCCCAATGTCTTCTGCTTATGCTAAGGCGATGTTGAAGAAACTAGACACAAAAATGTCGAAATCAACACTGCTAAAGCTAGTCAATAAA